TTACTGTTCCAGTGGATACAGATGTCGATGACAATAGCGGTTTACCCAAGAGAGACGCAGGGATTGTTCCAGTTAAATTGCCCGCAGGTATATCACTCGCACTCGTCAACACCGTCCCCGCCTCATCTGGCAGAGTCAGTGTGCGGTCTGTATTGCTGTTGGGTGCGGCAATGGTGAACGTGCCAGTTCCCGATGCGTTGCCTTGGATTGCTACCTTAGACATCAATCTCTCCCACTGGATCAACCAGTTTTAGTTCGTCGGGCGTAGTTGCCGCATCAATGCGTGAGTCTGCCGGAGCATCTCGCAGTACTTGTTTCTTCGCCACAATGTCAGTTGTATCTGCGCTAGACTCCAGTGCCTTCTGGAACTCAACGTCTAGCTTGTTCAGCTTGTCAGTCCGTTCAGCACGAATCTTGTCACGCCAGATGCCTTTGGCCTTTGTCATGTTGACGTTAATCATTGCTTGGCTCCACATAGTCAGGATGCTGTGGGTCAGTGATAAACATATCGTGTTCGCCACCGACACCATCAGTCAGGTCAGCTTCGTCTGCTTCCCACGCATTGCGGAAAGTGCGGTCTGATGGGATGTCATCCACTGAGACGATCTTGTATGGCTTTCCTGCCGGTACATCTTTCTCTGCGATTTCTTGAATGGTGTGAAACTGCAAACATTCTTCTGTCGGGATTAAGATTCCTACTCCGCCTTTGTCTGTTTTGTAAATAATACGATTCATTAATTTCTCCTAGCGGAATACTGCGGCATTGATGAAGTTACAGTCATTTGCGTAGTCGTTAACATGACGAGTTTTAAATGAAAAATAACTTGCATTGTGACTGTAATCTCCCCCAACAGTGGTTGAGTTGTTGGCAGAAGATGTTGTTCCAACTGTGGATGCAACAGCGCAATAGTTTGCATCTGGCATCGAAGTCGTAAAACTTACTGTGTAATTGCCAGTCCCATTATCATCAATGCTCGATACATTACCACTCGCACGAATCGCCACAGTGCCGGTGCCGTTAAAGTTTACCCACGCACGACAGCCATACGCTGTGGCGACTGAGCCGTAGCCGGAGTTGAATTGGAAGTTGCCACTGGTGTCAATGACTAAACGATTAGAATCTGCACCGACATCATAAACACCTAATGCATCTGAATTAGAAATAAATAATCTATATTGCCCAACGCCACTTCTTTCCAAATCGAGCAAATCTGAACCAGAAGATTTAATATGAACTGTTGCATCAGGGACAGTTTCTCCAATCCCTAACCGCCCATTCGCATCAATCGCTAATGAATCAGCAGGTGCAGACGCATTGACATCAATAGCGGCAGGGACAGCACCACTTACTGTGCCTGTAAATGTTGCGTCTACCGAATCAATGTCAGGAGTAGTAATACCTGTCGTACCGTTAATCGTTACTGCCATCTTACACCACCACCCATCTTGATCCTGTTAGATATTCAGCCGCTTTCATAAGTAGCTCCGCTTCATCTTTTAAGTATCCAATTCCTAAATTACATTCAGTGCAAAGAAGACCACGAATTTGACCTGTCTCGTGACAATGGTCTACGCACATTCCTTTGTTAAACTGGTTTTCATCAGTGCCACAAATAGCGCATTGACCGTTTTGTTCTTCTAATAACTGTTCATATTGTTCGTAGGTAATGTTAATGCCTTGCTCTGCCCATCGTTTCTGACGTAGTTTCTTTTTGTATCCATCAGTTTGACGATGCGCTTTATCTTTAGCTTTAGCACAACTTTTACATTGATAAGCTAAACCATCTTTTGTTGTACAGTCTTTATAAAAGTCATCAATATGTTTAACTTCTTCACACTTACTACAAATCTTCACACAACTACCCAACGACTACCACTAGGAACGGTGACGGTGTAGCCTGTGTCAATCGTGATCGGCCCCGCACTTACCATGTTGTTACCTGAAGTAATTGTATAGTTCTCTGCAACCGTTATTTGATTCTCCCATCCTACAACGGCTGTGTTGCCACCACCGACAGCGCCCCATGCGGCTCCGTCGTATCCTTCAAAGGCATCCGAGTCATCGTTGAATCTGAACATACCTTTGACTGGAGTTGGGCGCTGTGCCTCTGTACCGACTGGCAGTGTCAATGCACCAGTGGTATCGAGGATCAGATCGCCTGTCATTGTGTCGCCGGTAACAGATACGAAGTCAGCCGCTGTTAAAGCAACTTGATCCCAAGTAGAGCCGTTATAGATCTTAGTGACGTTAGAGGTTGTATTGAAGTACCAGTCACCTGTAGATACAGGATCGCCATTGCTGTCCACTGTAGGGTCACTAGCAAGAGGGCCTAGGTAAGTAGCATTGAATGATGCTAGAGCAGTTTCTGCGGCAGTCTGAGCAGTCTCAGCACCTGTTTGAGCAGTCTCTGCGGCAGTCTGTGCTGTTTCTGCGGCTGTTTGTGCTGTAGAAGCCGCTGTAGCTGATGTTGCTGAAGCTGTTGCTGAAGTAGCCGCATTACTTGCTGAAGTGGAAGCCGCTGATGCACTAGAGGCCGCATTCGTTTCACTTGTAGCGGCATTCGTTGCACTTGTAGCCGCCGCTGTAGCACTATTCGCTGATGCTGTTGCGCTAGTACTCGCTGATGTTGCGCTTGTAGATGCGGCAGTAGCTGATGTAGCGGCATTGGTTTCTGAAGTGCCTGCGTTAGTTTCTGCAGTCTCTGCGCCAGTCTGTGCAGTCTCAGCCGCTGTCTGTGCGGCTTCTGCGGCAGTCTTATAGGACTCTACGAGTGATTCGGAGCCTGCGGCGGCAGAAGCAGAAGCTGAGGCGGCAGTAGCTGAAGAGGCGGCGGCATCTTTGTAACCTTCAGCCTCTTGAGTGAGTTCAGTAATGAGGTTGATGGTGATATCACTGTTAGCATCACCGGCACCACCGGGGCCACGATAGATTGCCATGTATCTCTCCAGTTATAGAAAAAGGAAGGGAGCCCCGAAGGACTCCCTAGGCATCCTTAGGCAGGCATCGCAATAACGAGACCAGACTCAGGACGAATAACCTGAACACCATAGAGAGTGTCAGATGTGAACAGTGTAGCAAGGTACTCTTGCTTGTACTGTGTTTGTGAACGAACACCTACTTGCTCAGCAAGAACCATAGCGTCCTTGTGGAAGAGCATAGCACCTACAGTGTCGACTGTAGAAGCAGTGTTCGCCGCCGCTGTTTCAATAACAGGGCAGTTAGAAGTAACGTAGACATCAATGCCGTACAGTTGGCCGATCTGACCATTGTTGACACCACGACCGTTAACAAAGTCAGAAGACATATAACGATCAATACCCATGATAGTCTCACGAGCAGATGGAGGTACAACGATGTAACGGTTGTCCATAGGGACATCCTGATCGTCTAACTCTTTGATAGCGGCACGAAAGCCTGCATCAGTGAACACATCGGCAGGTGCTACAGTATCAGCCGCATAAGCAGTCAAACCTGTTGAAGCGTCGATGTAGAACGAGTTAGAGTGCACATAGTCAGCACCATCGCTGTCGCCAAAAGACTTACCCAAAGTAAACAAGTCAGTATCGACCTGCTTAGCAAGAGCATAACCTGCGTCGTCTGTATAGAAACGACGAAGTGAAGCCAATGCTTGTGCTTCGGTGATGTCCTCGATCAAGCGTGAGTACTCATAGTGCTTGTCGATAGTGACAGTCACTTCAGTCTCAGTAGCCGCTTGAAGCGTTACTTGAGTTTCAGCGGCTTTAGCAGTCGCAGAACCACGAGTAGGCTTAGGAATGTGAAGAGTGTCACCCTTCTTGCCTGACATAGGCATTTTGTTTACGAGGTTGGCAAGAACAAGATTTTTCTTGTATGCCGCTACAATTTCGTCACTCCACAACTCTGGGATAAAAGTTGCGGCTGTAGTATTAGTGACATGGTTTGAACCCAGTGCCATTTTAAAGCTCCTTACAGAATGGGATTATCGTACCCGTTTCTCTGCATAAGCCTGAGTGATCTCGTCAGCCATGCTCATGTAGCGATCAGGGTCTTTTTGCATTAAGTTAATTAAATCAGCACGACGATAGATTTTTTTGCTTGGAGCTTCACCTGAACCTCTCGCATTACCTGTAGAAGCACTCTTGACTTGGCGCTTTCGCTCAGCCTGTTCGTTCGCTACGGCCTGTGAAGTAAACTGTTGACGTTCTTTCCATGTAGAAAGTAATTCATCAGCCGCTTCAGCGTCGTATTGAGCATCAGCCTGTTTGAATAGCTGTAGCCTGATCTTGGACTTAGAAACCCATTCTCCAAAAGCCTTGTCTTGCAAGATCTGTTGAAAGTCTGGATGTCGTTCGTGCAACTGGGATAGTGCAGTCTGCTGACGCATATTTGCACTTAGTTGCTCGGCTTCCTTAATCTTAGGGTGCTTTGCAATGGCATTCTCGACAGCCTTTTCAGGGTCAGAGTACCAATCAACTTCGTCTTCTTCTTCGTACTGAGGGGCAGTCTTTGTGTCAAGTTGTGCCTTAACAAAGTCATCAACAATCCGTCTAAGTTCCCCAACTTCTGATGACTGCCGACCTAGGAGCTTTTCAGCTTCCATGTGCATCTTAGCAATCTCTTCAGGAGATTTACCTTGATACTTGTCAGGTAGTCCATCGTCCTGAGGTTTTGGGTTGGCCTGTTCAGGCTCCTCAATTACCTCGTTAGGGTCTACATCTTCAACATCTTCGTCTAGTGATGCAAACTCTTCTTGAGTGTTTTCTTCTTCTTCGTCTTGGTGCTTGTCAATAAAAGTAGCCATAAAACTCCGTGCATAATCGCATTGTGGAAGTAGCCTATGTAAGGTCTGCTAAGAGTTTGCCTTACGCTCTTTCTGTATCTTCTTCTCACGATCCTTAGCCCATTTCATAGTTGCCCCGGGAAATGAACCGCTAATTGGATCAAGAGATACAGTAGGTGGTGACAACATCTTGGTTGTCTGTTCATTACAATCTGGACAGGTTGGCTGTTCGTCAGCGTCCACCCAGATCTCATGAATGTGGTTGTTTACACACTTGAAGTCAAAGCGTCTCAGCATCTTTGAACTCCTTGTATGCGGCCTCGATACCATTCTCGAAACCTACAATTCTTTTGAGAATCTCTAATTGACCTTTACGGTGTAAGAAATCATCATAGTTCTTGACGTAATCTAAAGAATCAATTCCGTCAAGGATATCTTTCATGTCGTCCATAAAGAGTTTCCACCCTGCACGACTGAACATATCAAAGTAATCTTCAAATTGTCTTTCGACGGTAGAATTATCCAATTGGTTTCTCCGTACTATATATAATAACTATTATATCACAAGTTATACAAATTGTCAAGTACTTTGTTGACTTTTTGTTTTAACTGTGGTAGCCCTAGGCTTGTTGCTCTGGGATTCCAGTGCCTCCAACCGCTTGAAGAGATCGTTGAACTTGTGGTTCACTTGGTCTAGGACTTGCTGTAGTTCTTGTTTCGTTATCACGAGGTGTCTCCTTGGACATTAGCTCACGTTCTTTTAAAAGTAGTTCTGCGGCCTTAACTCGGCGTTCAAACTGAATGTTGTCTGGGTCACCCTTAAGAAGAGCATCCAGACGATCTGTTTCAGCCTCAAATGCGGCAATCTGTGCATCCGCAATGTTCTTACGGGCACGAGCACGATAGTCTTCTGCCTGAGCGGCAAAGGCGTCGGCTTGAGACTGTGTAAGAGCCATCTGAAGCTGTTGTGCTTGTTGTTGCGCTTGCTGTACTTCAGGCTTAGGTTGTGCGGCTTGACGAAGGGTAGCAACGAGCTCTTCACGATTAGACAAGTTCATGTTGTCTACGATAGACTCAATCAACGCAGGGTATAAAGGCGATTCTGGTGACATTGTCTGTAAGAGTTGTACAAGTTGTGTGACTTCGTACTCACGAGCAATGATACCCAAAGAACTAGAAGCAACAAACTTAAAGTCTTTAGCGGGATAACGCTCAGGATCAAACTGCATATACCGATAAGCCGCTTTACGAACAAACGGTAACAGGAATGATTCTTGGAAGTTAATCAATGTACGCTTATGTCGCTTGATGATTGCACCAAGTGACATTGAGATACCTGCGGCAGTCGCATCGCCATTGATGGAGCCGGGGATACCTGCCGCATCAATTGCTCCTGTAGCCATCTGGACCATTTGTTGGAGACTGGCCGCCTGATTAAACGTGTTGGGATCAAGATTTCCGAAGCGGAACGGCTGTAAGATCTCTGCGGGATTGCCATTCGTAAGGATGGTCTTGCCGGGTCTAACTTCCATTTTTGTTCCACGAGGAAGGCGTGAAGCATCAACAGCAAGCATAGGGTGTACAGTAAGCGCAAGGGCGTCAATTCTAGCTCGTAACTCCGTGTCAAGTGCTTTCTGGCTATTGTACCCTTTCTCACAGATCCCACGGCCCCAGAAGCGACCGGGAACAGCATCCCATGCAAATCCAACCACTGGGCGGTCTTGCATCATGTATGGGTTTTGTTCAATCTTAAGTAGTGTACCACCGTTAGCAATAACAACGATAGCTTCAATGTACTTAGACTCATCTTTCTGTTCGTCAAGAATGACTAACTCTTCGTCTTCAGATGTTGTTGCATCGTCAAACAACCAACGAGGGACTAGACCATAATACTTAGTTAGACGAACTTTATTCTCGTCATACGTTGTTAAGTTCTGATCAGGCTCCAGATCATTGTCAGGAGCTTCAGAAACAATTGACTCATCACGGTAGACACCAGACTCTTGAAGTTGCTCGACTTGGTGCATTGGCACAAACTCGTCAATAGCAACACCAATCGCTTCATCAATAGACGTCGCTACAGGATCAATCAAGAAGTTCTGTGGCATGATTGGACGTAGCTTAACCACTGTACGGCTAGACTCAGTCACACCGATTGCCATAGCGGCACCGTCCATGATTGGCTGAGCCGCAGGACGAATGTCTTTTACTTCGTCAAGAACAATCTCACCAACACCAGTACCAAAGATAGCGGAGTTTAGAATACACTCAGCAACCGACTTACGAGCTTTGGTAAAATCAAAGTCTTCGTACATATGCTCACGAAGATGCATAACGTCAGCACTTTGGGGGTCCATCATGTCGTCTTTAATGTCGAACCACTTCCCTCTTCCGAAGGTCGCCTCTTCTACCTCTGCTACAGCAGATTCTACAGCTTGCTGAAGGGCAGGGGAGATGATGCGAGAGCGTTCTGAAGCTCGCATAGAGTCTTCTGAGGCCCATTGGCCACGCCAAAGACGATAGTACTCGTCGAACTGTTCTTTGTAGTTGGCCTCGTAGTGGTCTCTCCATGATTCCACTTTATCCATGACCCACCCTTCCAAAGAAGATTCGTTTAGGTAGAAATCATTGTCTTCTAGCATATCAGTATCCTGTAATAACGTCTAAGACTTCGTACTCTTCCTCGTCAAAGTCGACGTAGTAGCTAACTTTGGCAAGTTGATCAATATAAGCTAGGGCATCAATTAAGTCATCATGCACTAGCGGGTTAGGAAACTGAAATAACTGATCACAGAACTCAGTGTTCCAAGGGCCTTCTTTGAGCGTTACTTGCCCATTCTCAAATCGACCTTGAAGTGCCCAGACAACACGGTCAATTTTCTTTTGGTTTCCGTGTGTGAGTTCTTCAACACGAAAGAATCGTTGGTTAGACTTCATTAAGTCGGTTAAGTACGGCAACACAGCATTCTTAAGCGCACCCTTCTCAATACCGACAGAGACAGGCTTGTATTTTGCCACAGCATCAAAGATCTTCTTTGCTGTCTTCTTAATATCCCAACGTCCGTAGATAATGTCTTCGACAAACCAACCTTCAGTGTTGGCTTTAACAACAGCAATCGCAGTCGTATCTAATCTCTTACTTTTAGCGTTAGACGCTTTAGCAACATCGGCAAAGCCTGCAAGGTCGACTGCAATGTAGTAGTCACCTTCATCAGGATCATCCCCAAAGACAACCCAATCTTCTTTAAAGATCTCAGAGCCCAGTGCTTCAAACGACGCCATGAACTCTTGACGGAATGCATAAGAGGACATACTCTTCTTAGCAACGTTGATCTCCTCAGGATCGAGAAGTGGATTGTCATAAGACGTAAAGTGCCAACCTCGATAAGTCGGGTCATTTTCGAGCTCAGCGTACTTATACAACTCATAGAAGTGGTTACGTCCTTTAGGTGTCCCGATGAACAGGGCAGAGCCCTTCTGGTCAGCTAGGGCAGGTCGTAGGACCTCTTCCCATACTGAGGGCTTCATATCCGCATATTCGTCCATAACAAGGAACTTAAGGGAGACACCACGCATAGTGTCTGGTCTATCCGCACCCTTTAGCGAGATCGTCGCTCCGTTAATGAGCTTGATCTGCATATTGTTAACGTGAGACCCTGCAATAATTGGGTGGGCTAAGTCTAACAAGACTCCCCACATAATGTCCCTAGCCTGTCCTTGTGTAGGAGCTACATAAAAGACATGACCTTTCGATGCTTCTAAAGCATTTAAGATCAGCATCCATGCCGCTAGTCTGGACTTACCACAGCGTCGACCGGCGGCAACGACTTTAAATCGTTCTTGAGCATTATAGACATCTTGTTGCCAAGGTAGCAACTCAACCTTTAGGTCGCTCAAGAATCAGCGTCCTTCATGATGTCGACAAGCTCTTTACTTCGGCGACCTACCTGACCATACCACTTAGAGTTAATCATCTCGTTAGCGGCCATTAGGTAGTTACCTTCATTGACGTACTTGATCATGTTCTTAAATTTACCTAGTCGATTCCGACCAAGGTTGAAGGCCATATTGACAGCGACACGTTGTGCGTCCAATGGAAGGCTTTCAAAGTTTAAGAACAGTGCACAAGCATCAGTGTAGGCTTCTTTACAGTCTTCTTCAAAGACATCTAAAATTCTATCGTCGGTTACTGGAGTGCCGACAGGCCAAGTATGCTCTATGTCAGTCTCAGTAACCATATGACCAATACCGAAGGTAGGGTAGCCCTCAGAGCAAAGATAAATCTCACCGACATATCCTTCATGCTTGATGAGGTCTTCTTTGACAATTTCCATCAAAGCATTATTCATCTATCACTTCTCCTTCAATAATATTTGGTTCGTCATCACCGACAACTTGAGTGTCGCCACCTATGCCAGTAATGGT